ATGGTTGAGTGTCTGGGATAACACTTGCCGTATTTGACATAGAAGCGTTCCAAATACAGGTACACGATCTTTGCATTACTACTCAAATCTTCTTTAATGAATTTGTCCAGGCTACTCAAACACACAACCTACTTCTATGCAGATTAATTCTAACTGATACCTAGCAATTGATATTTCTGACCACATCGTATCTAACGTGCTGTGCAGATATGCCAAATACGCACATCCCCAAACAATACCAGCAAGGACAACAATCCCAATGGTGACGCAATAAAAAAAATGTATGTTCATGGCAGCTCCTTGATGTCGTTTAAGTGTTCAACAGGCACTCCGTAAAACATTGGCCTGTTATGATTTTGTCGTTCAAACTGTTTCATCTTGCCTTCTTTAGCAAACACCCAACCCACAACCTCGTACCTTAAATGGGAGTGCGTAAGCACAAGGATGTGGATCAGCTCTGGGGGAGAGTCTGGTTTAATGACTAAAAAATTAGTCTCTTTGTAGTTGTCAATGGTGTGATGGTCTTGTGACTTAATCTCTAAGTTGCCAAGATCAGGTCTGCTAAATGTATTGATAGCACCATCCCAATATAGATTTAAACATTTGCCTACGGCAAGCTCAGCAACGGAAGATATAACAGACGTGCCAACATCATTGCGTGGTGTCCATACGCTGCCATAACGATCTTTGTGTCCTAATCGTAACGACTCAACCTTCCTACGAAAGCCAACATGACCAGCCATTTCATATTCATACCATTCGAGGTTGACAATCATTGATCCTCCTCTCAGCTATTTTTATATAGTCATCATTTAATTCAATTCCTATTGCTTTACGATTATGTTCATTGGCAACCAGAACAGTAGTGCCAGCTCCACTAAAAGGATCTAAAACTGTACCACCTTTAGGGCATCCAGCTAAAATACAAGGTTCTATTAAATCTTTTGGGAAAGTTGCAAAATGTGCGTCTTTAAATGGTTTGGTGGTTATAGTCCAAACATTTCTTCTATTTTTATTATTAAATTGTTGAGATTTAGATGGCTCTCTAATAGCATCTGCATCATAATAATATTTTTTATTTTTAGTTATTAACCATATTTTTTCGTGACAGCTTGTTGGTCTGTCTTTAACACTTTCAGGCATTGGATTTGGTTTATGCCAAATAATTTCCGATCTAATGTACCAACCAGCATCTTGCAAAGCTATAGCAACTCTATTAGGCATCATTAATAAATCTTTTTCTTTAATGCCAGCTTGTACTGGAGTTCTTGTTACTCCATAATTTTTATCACCTCTTAATGATTGATTGGTTGTTGAAGTTCTTTTACCACTTGAATAACTATCTCCAACATTCCACCAAATTGTTGCAGTATCTTTTAGTTTAGGTTTAAAAGTTTGAAATACTTTGACAGTGTTTTTTAAATAATCTTGATAAGTTTTTTCTAAACCAAACTGACCATCTACTCCATAATCTCTTAATCCGAAATATGGTGGTGAACTAACAACACAGTCAATAGAGTTGTTTTCTAATGTTTTAATAACATCAATGCAATTACCTTGAATAAACTTATGCATTTACAAATATTTTAATTTTACCAGCCATACTCATCAGTTGGGTCCATTGATAACCTCTTTTAATGGTATTATTTTTTGACACCAATCTTTAGGTATTGCAATTGCCCTACCAGTGGTGCCGTCACTACAAAAATCTGCTGACAAAACAATATGCTTTTCTGTTTCATTTACGATCCAACCAACACTTGTAACTGGCTCTGTTTTTGCAGCTTGAACTTTTTTTAAATCATGCCATCCAGTGTCATAATCCATAGCATCCTCGAAATGCACCTGAACTAATTTAAATTGATCTATGTTAAATTTTTTTTTGGCCATTCTGCTCTTTCCATTGTTTAACAAAGTCGTTTGCAGTGACAAGGCCCTCAGTTATTTCTTCAATACGCATAAGCTCTTGTGGTTTTGGAAATCTTTTTGATTTGGTCCATCGAGTAACCGAAGTGGCTGTTATGTTACCAAGTTTTTCAGCTACACTTTTCTTTGTTGTTTTAGTTAAGCCAATCCATTTTGATAAATACATTCTTATTTTATACTTGCGTTATTTGTTAAATACAATACCTAAAAATAAACTTTTTATCTTAAATAACTTTGAAATATCTTATATTTTATAATGATTTGGTGTATATATGGATATTATTTTATTTTTATACACAATATTTAAAATTTAACTTGACGTATTTTGACGAATATGAAAATTTATCAATATGGTTGAACAACAAAAACCAAAATCATTAGACGAAGAGCTAGGTATTATACCTCAAGAGTTTATAGAATTAGATATAAACCATTACTCACCTACACAACTATTACAACCTATGTGGTTATGGGCTTTGATGTACGGAGCTTTTAATCAAGAGACACGCAGACGCAACAAAACTAATATCAATATGTTTTTTGGCACAACAATTGGTTACATTTGTCAACTTGTATTCTGTGATGTGATATGGACTTTTAATAGTCAAAAAGTAAACAACAAAAAAATATCTGAAGATCAAGCATTTGAAATGTTAGATCAAGAAATGAACGCTTACAAACCATCTGATGAAAAAGATAAAGAAAAGTATGCAGCATTTAAAGGTCTAGCAGCTGATTATTTAAAACATTCTATTGCAGCTTGGAAATCAATAAGGTTTACCAAACCAGTAATAGCAGAACGCAATGTTACCTTGCCTTTAACTTATGTAGGTATGTTGGGCCGAATAGATGGTGAAGATGATTTAAAGTTTGGGGAGCAAAAATTAAGATTACCACGATTATTAAAGCCAAAAAAAGATGGCACGAGAAGTGTCAGCACAACAAAGATTGACCAGCCCCTTATCAATCATTGCATCCAAACGTCATACTACTGGAAGAGTACTAACAAGAGGCCGTTCTTGTTTTATGTGAATGACAAAGAACACAAAATATTTGATTCATCAAACTGTGATTTACTAACAGTAGATGCCATGAATGATCACTTTGAATACCTTAAAAACCAGGCACGATTAAGGGATAGACATATATTAAACAGCAAGGGTGATCCATTACGATTGTTAAGTTTTCACGATCCTGATTGGGAAAGTTTTTATGCAGATATAGGGGAAGAAAATTTACACAAGGCCAGAGAATTATTTAAACAAGCACACAACTTATAGGAGGAACAATGAAACAAGAAACATCAGCAACAAAATTATTACGCAATGCCATGGATGAAATAATGGTAAAGCAAGACGAGTTGTCTATTAATTTAAAAGGCAAAAAGTATTTAGAAATAGGTCCACGAATACAGATTATGCGTAAGCATTTTGGTACACGAGCTTTAATAAATACAGAGATTGTTGAGAACACAGCCACAAGAGTTGTGATGAGATCATCTATATTTATAGACGATAAGTTAGTTGCAACTGGTACTGCTGAAGAATTTAGAGCAATCGGACCAGTCAATAAAACAAGTGCATTAGAGAATTGTGAAACAAGCTGCATTGGAAGGGCATTAGGCAATCTTGGATTGTCCAATGACAAGATTTCTTCTTATGAAGAAGTGCAACGAGCTATTAGTGATGGTGAGTTGTTAAAAAAGTCTAATCAAAATCATACTGGATTGGCCTTGGTAAGAGAGACAGTGACTTATGACAGTGTTATGAAACAGATTGAAAATGCTAGTCAAACAGAATCATTAAAAGCTGTCGTGAGCCAGCCTGAAATTAGAGAATTTTTGAAGGGTCTGAGAGATTCAAATCCTAAGAAGATGAAAGCCATAGATGCTTTATACACTAAAACTCAACAAACATTAACAGAAGGAAAAACGATATGAGTGATTATGTAAAAATGGGAAACGGTATGCTGTTTCCAAATGAAAAGAGAGACAATGATAAAGCTCCAGTTTGGACTGGACCAATAACTATTGTCAACAAAGATGGGTCTGAACGTAAAGCTCGAATGGCTGCATGGAAAAGTGATAAGCACAAAGACGGCATATCAATACAGCTCAGTGAGGCTAATGCTCCAAGTCAAGCAACACAAGGAGATGAAATACCATTTTAACTTTTATGGTGGGTAGGGTGTTTTGATTCGTTCATAATTCCTTTATTCCTTACCCACCTCCCAGGACATTATATGAGATATATATCACCTTTTGGATGGAAATTAATTGGCATGGCTTTGTTTGTCATAGTCATAGTTGTGGTTAGTTTATGAGCCACGATCCAGTTAATCATCCAAAGCATTACACAAGCAGTGACATTGAAACAATTGATGTCATACAAAATGGATTAACCACAGAAATGTTTAAAGGATATTGCTTGGGCCAAATATACAAATACATTTCACGAGCTGAGATGAAAGGCAATGCACTCCAGGATTATCAAAAGGCTGAGTGGTATTTAAAAAAATTAATCAAGGTTATTGAATGACACCAAAACAAAAAAAAGTTTTAGATTTTATTAAAAAGTTTTTTAAAGACAACGGATATAGCCCATCACAAAAAGAAGTTGGTAATGCAATAGGAACTACACAGACAACAGCACGACTTCATATACAACAATTAATACAACGTGGTTTTTTAAAAAAAAAACAAGGTAATAACAGATCGTTAGAAATATTATGAGTAATAGCAACCCAGAACAATTTGAGATTAAATCAAATAGGAGACAATGTTGTAGAGTGCCATTGTACCACAACAATCAAAAAATATATTTAGAGATACAATTAGACCCTGAGACTGGTGAACTAAGAGTGGTGAAACCATGGCCTGAAATGAAAGAGGGAACTGAGTTGTACTCAACAATAGTAGAGGCTGGTTTTGATATTACAGCTCAATTGGATTCATATCCTGATCCATTACAAGCATTGTCAGTATTAAGAGAACGTACATTGCGTAGAGGAGATGGCACACCAATAACGGTCCGTGGTGCAATCATTGATCGTTTGTTTGAAGATCCATATTTAGAGAAATAATATGAAAACATTTTATAACACTAATGAAGTATCAAAAATATTAGAAGAACCACAATGGATTATTAGATTTTGGGAGTCAAAACATCCTGAATTTATTAAACCAGTAAGACGCAACAACGATCCACGATCAAGACGATACTATCGAGAACAAGATATACGCCACCTTAGAATCATTCAAAACTGCGTAAGAGAACTTTTCA